CATTATTAAGAACAACCCCATAATCCAAGAGTTCAATCCTTTTTGATGTTGGTGTAACTGGGTTTTTCAACCGAAGCAAATCATCAATCTCTGGATCTAATATGTTAAAAGAGACTGTACCTGCACCACCTCTACTTCCTTGGCTCGTAGCTTTAATTGTTTCAACAAGCATCTTGTAATATGGAAGCTTGCCTGCATGGAGACACTTACCCTTACCGACCTCATCACCTGCTGATCTGATGGCGTATTCCATTCCAACACCAGCCCGATTAGCTGTCATTGTATAGCATAGTGATGTCCCTGCTGAGATAGATTCCAGTGTGTCACCTGCTGATGCAAGGAAACAAGAAGCAAATTCATTTGATCCTGTTCGTGCTGCTGCCATGATAGGTGTAGCAATGTTGATCTTGCGGTCTTTAATTAAGTGGTAGAAATTCATTGCATGGTCTAAAGTATCATGCTTGAATAATGCCAAGGAGATACCCATCAACATCAACTGAGGTGTCTCTACAATTACTGGTTTACCATCCACAAAACGCTTCAGTGCATATTTGTCAATAAATTGTAACAGTGATGTGTACTCATATCCCTTGTCAGCTTGGTGATCAATGTTGTTACTGACCACATCAAGTTGGTCTTCAGTAAGCCCAAAGTCCTCCCAGTACCCATCTTTTACTAACCGTGAATATGACTCTCGGAAGGTATCTGGTGTAGATTTACCATATACATCTTTGTAAATCTTACCACGTAATAGACGAGCTGCAACCTTTAAATGTTTCTCTGTTTTCTTATTGGTACAGGCATTAATCATTGCTTGGTGGATATCATCTGTTGTACATCCATCATATAATTGTGCAACCGTTGCCATTGCAATTTCTGACCAACGAACTGAATGTGCTGTTGCATACTCTGCCCACTTATTTAGCTTCTCAGGATCAAACTGTTCCTGTGTACCATCTCGCTTAATTACATTGCGAATCATTAAATTGGTTACTCCTTAAAGTAGGAAGCCACCACCAACCACGGGGAGAAATCCAGAGTCAGTGGTGGTCTTACACCTCATAAATTATTATTGTTTTATTTAACGCCCTTTAGATCTACCTGTCCAACTTGGACATTGATAATTTCTTTAATGTTAGATTTACCCTTATTAGGTTCATCCACATGAATCATCACTGTCTGGCAGGGTATACTATCAAAACCTAGGATACCTGAATACTCCAAACCTTCTTTGTCAATACCGAAGAATGCACCATTTAATACCTCTGATCCTTGACCATAAGAGATGTGGTGATGTTTATCACCTTGACGCCAGTAGCTGACATACTTACCTATCTGTGCCCCACGTTTAAGCTTCTGGTCAACCATACCCTTCTCAGAGTGGTTATTATGATACCCATGTTCGTAAACTGCACACTTGCCATAAATGTCCAGATAACCAAATGTACCATCTGGAATATTAAATGTCACATGGCTGTAGTTTGATATCTCACAGTACCGTTGTAGTGTCTTATAAATCACATAGTCATAACTGAATCGTCCAGCCATGAAACTATCCATGCCTTTGTGTTGTGAAGAACCGTGATTGCCAGTAATACACATTACTTCAAGAGGAATACCTAACTGTGCAAGTGGTGATAAGATACCTGTCCAGATACACTCAATAGCATCATGCATTTGCTCAGACAAACCAGTGTCTGTTGATACTGAAGAAGCTACCCCATGTTTTAAGTGATCTTCAATTATATCTCCAATCATTGCAAAGACAATCTTCTCAAGGTAATATTTAGATTCCTTTTCTTTGATAATTGATAAGATCCCTTGTCCGTATTCAATAACTGCCTTTTTAGCAATATCTGAATTATAAAAACGAGAGACCTTACCAATCTGTAGGTCACTAAATAGTACCTCTAATACAGCATCTTTTAGATTATGACCTTTTGGTGTGTACTCCACATACCGTACTGGTGGCATATTATTGGTGATACGTGTGATCCCATCAAGGATGCTTTCTTTAACTGTATCATCAGAATCAAACACCCCACGTTGTACTTTACGAAGTTGGTTATTTGTCCTCTGTGCTGTTCGAAGTCTCTTAGCTAAGTTTGCTACATCCCAGTCATTTGAATCACACAACGCATCAAGATTATCATCTGTAGCACCGTGTACTTCAGCTTGGTACTCTCCCTCTTCTTCTAGGAGTCCACGTTTAATCCATCCACGTACTGTAGACTCTTTAGTAGCCTTCTCCCACAAGATGTTGGCTATTTCTGTTGGATTTTTCCCCTCTTGATAAAGAGTCCTCGCCTCCAACTGTTCTTTGCTCAATTCATTACTCAAGATTAGTCTCCTATGTTGGTCTATCTGTCTTATATCCAAATGTGTTTTCTAATACAAATAACCCGATGAAGTATGCATCACCAATGTCATGATATCCAGTTTCACGAGTCCTTGCCAATGCCAGCCCATCACGAGTATAACCATCAAGCAACCAACCATAAGGTGTGTTTTGTAATGCCTTGACAATTTCAGGTTTCTCATTCATTGGGTTCAACTTTCGCTTACCAGATTTCAATGTGGTGATGATGCCATTTTCTTTATGATACTTTTCATCACCTATCATGAAATCCCTAGCTACAGCCTTGGCTTGAGTAGGTGTTACTGTGTGCAGATTATTATAGTTATAACCTAGCTCACGATGGAGTGAAACCATCATACCAAAGTATAGTGCTGCTAGGTTGCGTTCATACTGACCACTACTTCCGAATGCTAGTCCTTCCATGACAATATCATTAGGGTTCCATTCAGCAAGCTTAGTTAAAACCTCACCATACAGATAATCAAGTTGTAAGATAGGGTTTTCAAAATACTTACCGTATTGCTTACCCTTGTTCTTCTTAGCAGTTGAATCACCTGTATGGTAGACAACACGTTCAATTGGAACACCATCTTTGAATAGTACCATTGCGTAATTAGAGAATGACTGATCGATACCCACCAAGAGGTGTTCATGGCGATCACCCCTCTCACGCATTAGTTGCCTACGTTCTGAACTGGAAATCATAATACCCACTCAGTCGAGATACGCATAAGATTCTCCTCCTCAAATTCAGAGGTTACTTGTGCTGCCCACTTTTCCATTTCAGGTGTGAATTTCCACAAGTGATTATTTGTACATCCATCAGGATAAACATCAAGCATGTATATCAACCGAGCAACCTCAACCATGTAATCAACAGGTGATAGGTAAGACAATGTTGCTGTAGTTGGATCAGCTAGTTCTCTTGAGACTGTACCATCTTCCTTCTCTTTGAATAGTGACCAGTGGTAGTAATACTTGCCACCATAGGCAACAGTCTTATCCATTGCATCCTTGATCTTCTTCTTGACCTTGGCACGATTAGATGGGTTGTCATTACCGTGAGCGCCAGAAGAGATTGCAATCTCCACTCTTGATAGAATATCTGAATCAAGCGTCTTTAAATGCTCTCTGTGGAACCCTTGGTAAATCTCACGCAACGTTGCCTTGAATAACTGTTCTTCGTTCTCACAGTCTTTCAGGACTTCGTATGTACGTGTATCACCACAGAAGTATACAGATGAAATGTTGTCGCAATTATCACCAAGAAGTAACTGAGCATAGAAACCTTTAAGTCCATTGAATCGTAACTTCTTGGAATCAGATTTAACTTCAAGGAATAATGAACCAAGTGGGTATATGTTCTCAATACCTAGGTCTTGGTCTGGGTTAAGGAACTTACCTGCAACCATCTTAATGTCTTTATCAATGGTACACAGGATAGTTTCAGAAAGCTCCATAGCCTTCTTCTCTAGTTCAGCTACAGTTACATTCTCTGGTGCATAAAACTCAACAGCATCTTCCATAGCCTGTTTCCAAGCATTACGATGTTCAACTGCTAATGCATCATCTGCTTCATATCCACTACACATAATAGCGCCAAGCTCTTCAACCATATAGTCGCGAGCCTTGCCTAACATTTGAGGTTTAGATTCAGATGAACGGTTACCTTTATATTTAAGAACTGTTGCGATATCTTCAGTGATGCGGAAGTTTGTTGCACCATCAGTCAGGTAAACCTTAACAGCACCAGCACCAGTACGTTTGATAATCTTACGTATCTGAGCCTTGATGGTGTGGAACATGTTACGTGAATCATCCGAGGTGACAACCTTCTCATAGGTGATATCTGGATTCTTTTCTAGCATAGAACCAAAGTCACGGTAGTCTGTGAAGCCTAACGCACTGTAAAGCTCTGTGAGACCACCTTGGATAGTGTAGATAGTAGTGCCATTTAATTTGATATTGTGCTCTGCTGAGTCACATGCTGACGCTGAGGAGTATGCAATTGGATCACCATCTAATAATAGTGTTGGGCCACCTTCCGTGAATTGGAAAACACCACTTGTATCCTGCTCATACTCAATAGCAGCATCCTTTGTTCTAATAATCATTCTTTAAGTTGCCCCCTTATAGTAGGAAGAAGCCCCTCACAACTTGGAGGGGCAACCTAGGTTTATTACAGTGACTTCAACTTAGCAATCAAGTCTTCTTGATAACCTTCATCAGATTCAGCAGCATCACTGATCTCATCTAATTCAGCATCAGTTAAACCTTTCTCAATTAAAAGGTCTTCAAGTTCACCCGCTGTCTTTCCAGAGTAATCAACTTCATCAGTCTTAGCAGCTCGGCGTGAACGTGCAGGTTTAGTCTCAGCTACAGGCTCCTCAGCGGCTTCCTGTTCAACTTCCTCTTCTTCAGCAGACTCTTTAGCCTTTGGAGTACGTTTGGCCTTAGCAGCCTTCTCAGTGGCTTTCTCAGCCTTTGGTTTCTTAGCTGGAGCCTCATCACCTTCAAGAGTTGCACCCTCTTCTTTCTGAGCATCTAACTTAGCTAGGTGGGCTTCAATAGCTTCAAGTTGTTCAAACTCTTCCACGTTAATAGCATTGTCAATTGCATGACGTAACATACCAGCAGGTACATCCTCAATAGCACCAATGTGAGCACCTGTATCCACTGAGTAGCAGAATAGTGGAGAGGTTGCATCACCCACACCATCTTTGTACTTAGCAGGGATAGCAAGCAACTTCTTCTTCATGTACTGAGCACCATCATCTGTAGGCTCATTGAACTGGACTGCCACTGGCTGATTAAGGATTAAGGCAGGATCAATACAACCTTGTTTACCTTCCATCCATGCAGCTTTAGGGTTAGCCAACTTAGCTGTAGCAAATAGGTTAGACTTCTCATGTGAACTATATTTCAGCGTTAACCACTGAGGACGGCGAGGTACTAATTTCTTATTACCCTCTTCACCACGTTCAACATAAGTATCTTCTTCAGTGAGTTCAACAACAATTGTTACTTGCTCTTCTTCAGTTACACCTGTCTTCTTACCATTCTCCCATACACCCTTTTCATGGATGCCACGGTGGAATACACCAACGATACGTGCTTCATAATCACGAGCTGTATCTAAAGCTGGATCTGGATCGAATGCTTTAGCGTTACCTGAAGTTTTAATAATCATGCTCATATTTTGTTTCTCCTAATTTATTTAAAGTTTATTTAGTTATTTAGATTGTGTGTAAAGTTTTTCTTTAAGTAGATAACCTTCCAGTTGCCAGATCTTGTTACGCGCATTGTCACGAGCAACCTTCTTACCAACCTCACGATCAAAGTTCTCTGGACTTGCAGCAGCACTTTCACCTGTAACAGTGAATCCATTCTGTAATGTCAAACAACAGACTGTTAGTGTGGTATCAGGGAATACATGGTAATCCTCTCCAACAATAGCAGCATCAATAAGCTCTGGTGTTAACCGTGGAGCATTCAAACCCTTTTGTTTAATCTCTAACTCTAAATCTTGTTCGTTCATACGTTCTCCTTATAAATCAATCACTTAACTAATGAGTGTCCAGCCACGAGAATCCGAAGTCATACTCACCCGTAATAGGACAATCTAACTTGAACTTCTTGCCTGTTTCCTCAAATGCCTCAATACATATCTGACCTACTGGAGACCAGATAGTTGTAGCTGTACCTGCCTTGACATCAATCT